TATTTTATAGACCCTTCATCCGGTGTTAGCTACCAGATTAAACAGCTAAATGAAGCGCAGTTTAATAACATCGCGCTAAAGACAGCAACTTCTTCTTTCCCGCGTGTTATGACTGTAACGCCGGATATGCCAGATATGAGCATGACGGTTTTCCCAATTCCAGATCGTTCCTTAACATGGCATATTGTATCGGTTTCGGAGTTATCACAGCCCGCAGTTCTTGCGACTACACTTGTGTTTCCTCCTGGCTACATTCGCGCATTCAAGTATAATCTTGCATGTGAGATTGCGGCTGAGTTCGGTGTTGAACCACCCACAACAGTGCAGCGCATTGCAATGGCATCAAAGCGCAACCTGAAACGCATCAATAACCCGCTGGACGTAATGAGCCTTCCGGCTGGCTTAACTCCGCAGACTCCGCGCTTTAACATTTACAGTGGAAATATGTAAATGAAAACGCCAATTCTAGGTAATTCATACGTGGCGCGTTCAGTAAACGCAGCGGATAACCGTCTAATCAACATGTACCCTGAAGCGATCCAGCAAAGCGGCAAGGAAGCAGCATGGCTTTCAAGAGCGCCCGGTTTGCGATTGCTTGCGACTATTGGAAGCGGCCCTATTCGCGGATTGATTGAATATGGATTGTTTGCGTATGTAGTAAGCGGGGCAGAATTGTACAAGGTAGATACCAGCTACACAGCCACATTGCTCGGTACTTTGACTACATCTATCGGCCCGGTATCAATGGCAGATAACGGCATACAGGTGATGATAACGACTAACCCTGACGGGTTTATCTACAATATCAATACAGGCGTTTTCGCTCAAATATCTGATGTAGATTGGCCTGGCGCTGTAACATGTGCGTATATGGACGGGTACTTTCTTTTTAACGAGCCAGATTCTCGGCGTTTCTGGAAAACGCAGCTTCTTGACGGTACAAGCGTTGACCCTCTTGATTTTGCCAGCACGGAAGGAAGCCCAAATCTGCTTGTTACGCTATTCGCAGACCATCGAGAGGTTTGGCTATTCTCCGATGACTCCACTGAGGTCTGGTATAACGACGGTGGGTCAGGCTTCCCATTCTCACGCATTCAAGGCGCGTATATAGAGGCAGGATGCGCGGCGGCTCAGTCTGTAGCCAAGCTGGACAATTCGATTATCTGGCTAGGAATGGACGAGCGAGGAAGCGGCCTTGTTTATAGGGCTAATGGCTACACTCCGATGCGAATCTCTACCCATGCGCTTGAGTATGCCATTCAGCAGTATTCGGTAATTTCCGATGCGGTTGCTTACAGCTACCAACAGGAAGGCCACTTGTTCTACGTGCTAACCTTTCCGACGGCAAGTACGACATGGGTGTACGATGTTACTACGCAGGGATGGCACGAAAGGGCTTCGTTTGTGGATGGCGCATTTAAACGCCATCAATCTAGCGGTCACATGAATTTTGCAGGATTAAACACGGTTGGAGACTATCAGAACGGCAATCTATATGCTTTTGACACTGCGGTATACGCAGACGACATAGCCCCTCAAAAGTGGCTTAGATCATGGAGGGCGATTCCTACAGGGCAAAGCAACCTAAAACGCACAGCGCAGCATTCTTTGCAACTTGATTGTGAGTCGGGTGTTGGTCTTGTTACGGGTCAGGGAAACGACCCGCAGGTGCTATTAAGATGGTCGGATGATGGCGGTCACACATGGTCTAACTATCATGCGCGGTCGATGGGAAAAATCGGTGAGTACGGCAGGCGCGTTATCTGGCGGCGCTTAGGCATGACGATGAAGCTGCGCGATAGAGTGTATGAAATTAGCGGCACGGATCCGGTCAAGGTTGCGATTGTCGGAGCGGAGCTTATAGCTAGTCCGACAGGCTCATAATGGCAAACCAAACCACAATCCCTGCACCAAGAGTATCGTTTATAGATGCTAGAACAGGGCTTATATCGCGCGAGTGGTATTGGTTCTTCCTAAACTTGTTTACTTTGACTGGTGGCGGATCTAATAACGCCTCCCTTGCTGATCTGCAAGTTGGTCCTGACTTCTCTGCATCTATGGCTAAATACGATGAAGCAATTAAGAAAATGAATAGTATTGAGGTATTAACATGGCTTTCGGAATAATAACACCTGCACAGCTTGGACAAGGATCTATTGGCATCGCTGTCAGTACGTTTCATACTGTTCCTACATTGACGCGATCTATCGTCAAATCAATCGACCTGTGCAACACAACGGCTGCGCCTGTGCGCTTGACGGTGTACCTTGTCCCGTCTGGTGGGTCTGCGTCTGCTGCGAATACGCTAATACCAAATGTGAGCCTATTACCGTATGGTGTTATGCAGTGGTTTGGCTCGCAGGTGCTAAATGAGGGTGACACTATCCAAGCTGTTGCGGCGGCGGTTGGGTGTACGATAAACGTAAGCGGAGGTCTGGCTGTATGATTACATCATATCCACAATTAGATCATTCTGTCAGCTACGACTCCAAAGGAAATGAAGTAGTACCGCTTAATTCTGCCTTTGGCGAGCATACTGTTGTAGAGCTTAGCCCACAATGGCAGCAATCGTTTGAATACACGGTTGACAATACTGCATTGAATTCAAATGTGATAGTGGGGTCAGGTACGGTTACGCAAGCTAATGCGATGGCTGTCATATCAACAGGAACGACCACTGCAAGCCAAGCAACGATGAAAAGCACTCAGCATGCAAGGTATAAGGCCGGATTTGGTGGAATGGCTAGATTCTCGGCAAGATTTACTTCGCCAGTCGCAACAACTCACCAATATACAGGATTGACAGACGAGCTGGGATCAACGGCAGAGTTCAAAAATGGCTACACAATCGGAATTATAGGAACTACGCCAACAGTTTCACGATACCAGAATGACGTGGCGTTTGATGTGGCGCAGTCCGCGTGGGATGACCCGTTGGACGGAAGCGGGGCTAGTGGCGTAACGCTAGACTTTACAAAGCTGAACGTATTTTATATTCAATTCCAATACTTGGGCGCGGGTGCTATTTACTTCTGGACAGAACATCCTGCTACTGGAATGCCGTTTAAATTCCACACAATGCAGTATGCAAATGCGAACACAGTACCATCAACTTTTAACCCCAATTATCACATGACTTTTCATTCTGATAATAAGGCGACTACGGCAGATTTGACTGTATATACAGCCTCGTATGGATATTTCATCGAGGGCAAAACTGAACTGGTTGAGTTTCACCAGCCGCAATTTTCTACTGGATCTAAAAGTAAATCTGCTGTGACGACAGAGGTTGCCATTGTGACAATTAGAAACAAGTCAACATACGCTGGAAAAACAAACTATATACATTTATTGATGGAAAGATTTGCAGCCTCGATCGAGGCCGGAGCGGCTAATAACTTGGGTGGTGTGCGGATAGTTAAGAATGCAACTTTAGGCGGGACTCCATCATATACCGACATTAACGCAACGAATTCATGTGTTGATTTTGATGTAGCAGGAACAACTGTCACAGGGGGAGATACCATTATCGACTACCCTCTAGCTAACAAAAATGACAGAGTATATGAGAATGTGATGCCCTTCAAATTCATTATCCATCCAGGCGAGACCGTAACGCTTGCTGGGACAAGCGTAGCCTCTGCAACAATAACAGTATCGGCATTGTGGAAGGAATTGTTCTAATGGCTGTTACCCCTAAAAAACTAATCCCCTCACGCCAGATCACTACGGCTATGGAGCAGTATTACATTGCCAATAATGTCACAGCCATCATAGATAAGTTTACGCTGACAAACACCACAGGCAGCGCGGTATCGGCTACGGTTGATGCTGTTGATGTATCTGGCACTGCTGGCGTTACAGAAAGGCTTATTTCAGCGCATAGCATAGGCGCAGGAGAAACATATACATGCCCTGAAATTGTAGGTCACATCCTAGGAAACGGTGATACAATCATGGCGTTAGCGAGTGCTGACTCCGCTTTAACAATACGCGTTTCAGGCCGGGAGGTCTCAGGATTATGAATATAGCAAATCTCAGCCCATCCGCAGAGACGCGGCATAAAATTGAACAACTAGAGGAAGCTATCGAGACCCAGCTTCGTCCTGTTGACTGCCCTGTTCGCCACTACTTCGCACCCGGACTCTATGCTAGAGAAATTAACATCCCCGCTGGAACGGTTCTAACCGGTGCTGTTCACAAGATGCAAAATCTGGCGATTCTATCAAAAGGTAAATTGCAGTTAGTGGTAGATGGTGGCACACAGATTATTGAAGCGCCATGTACACTTACAGTTTCGCCAAGCAAAAAGAATGCAGCTTATGCGCTGGAAGATTCTGTATGGACAAACTTTTTTGCAACAGAAGAAACAGACATTGAAAAGCTTGTGGAGATTCTTACTGAATCTAAAGCAAGTGAGTTAATTGGAGGAAGCGCAAACGTGCAGCTTAATAACTATGCAGGTATTTTTGTAGAAAATAACGAGGTTTAATATGGCATTCGGACTATCAGCAGGAGCAGCATCTTTACTTGGGGCGGTGGCTGCACCAGTAATCGGGGGAATGTTTGCCAGTAGCGCGGCGGGATCACAGGCAGACGCGGCAGGCGCAGCGGCGGCTGGGTCAAATGCGGCGGCTAGTCAGGCTACACAGCTCCAGCGTGACATGTGGATGCAGCAGCAAGCCAATCAGCAGCCATGGCAGCAGTCCGGCGCTGGCGCGGTCAACATGCTTTCTCACATGATGGGAATAGACCCGTATACGGCAACGAACGGCCCGTACAATCAAGGCCAAGACCCATACGCTCAATATGCTGGCATGGACCAGCAGCAGATTGCCGCTCTGCTCCAGTCGCAACAACCACAACAGCAACAGCCACAGAATGCACTAGTTGCAGGCGGTGCATGGGGTGGCGCGAATGAATACGGACGCAGCCGGAACCAGATGTCACAGCAGCCGCAGCAAAATGGTAATTTTGACGCTCAGGCCGCAGCTATCATGCAGGCAATGCAAAACCAGCAGACACAACAGAACCAGCCGCAGCAGCAGTTCGATCCTGCAACACGTGGGTCACTGATGAAAAACTTCAGCATGGCAGATTATCAGGCAGACCCAGGCTACTCCTTCAGGTTGAAGGAGGGCATGAAAAACTTGGAGCAGGGGGCGGCTGCGCGGGGTGGTCTATTGTCTGGTAATATGTTGCGCGGTGCTCAGGACTATGGTCAGGGGGCGGCATCGCAGGAATATCAAAACGCATACAACCGCTTCAACAGCAACCAAACAAATCAATATAATAGACTGGCCGGTTTAGCAGGATCGGGTCAGACTGCAAACAACGCGCTCGGTCAAGCTGGCCAAAACTACGCTAACAACGCTGGCAATATAGGAATGGATAACGCTGCTAATCAAGGTAACGCACAAATGGCAGCAGGGCAGGCTAGGGCATCATCTTTGCAAGGAATCGGAACAGCAATTGGAGGCGTAAATTGGGGCAATGTTTTCGGCGGCGGGTCGCCATCAAACTATACGTCAAACATAGGAGCATTCGGCGGGTATGGATCGACTAGCGGCCCATACGCCAGCTCAATGAACGCAGGAAGTCCGGGCGGAACCGGGCAAGACTTCAGCATGTTTGGTAAGAAATTCGCATAAGGGGTATTGTATGGCAGGCGCACTTAATTTCGGATTATTAGACCCAAATGCTCCAGCGAAAGCGGCGGGAAGTTTTCAGCAAGGGCAAAATAACATGCTTGCACGTCAAGATGATGCGCAGCGGCGTTCCATGAATGCGTTGACGTTGCAGAGAGGCCAGAGAGCAATGGCAGACGAAGAGGCTGTTAGAGGTGCTTATGCTTCTTCTGGCGGTGATCGTGGAAAGCTTGTGCAGTCTATGAAGGACGTAGGGCAGTTTAAACCAGCCATGGAGATGCAGGGTCAGATGGACGCTCAACAAGCAGCGGCTAAAAAGGCGCAGATTGAGGAAGCGTTACAGCACATGGAAGTAGCTGGCAGGATTGCCGCTGGCGTTACCGATCAAACATCCTATGACCAAGCGCGGCAGCAAATGGCTGAGATATACGGGCCTGAGTCCGCAGCTAAAATGCACCCGAAATACGATCCTGCCCGGGTGAAGCAGTTCGTTACTCAGTCTATGATCGTTAAAGATCACCTTACACAACAGCAGCGTGAATTTGATAATGTTCTGAATCTGGATAAGTTTAGATTTGACCAGCAGAAATCATGGCAAGAAATGGCAATTCAACAGCAAGCCAATGATCTTAAAGCCCAAGAAAATATAATAAGTAAGGCGGGGATAGTGGGAAAGAATACCCGCGATGTAGAGATGAAACTAGCAGACGATTACCGCACTGAATCAAAAGGATTTGCCGAAACTTCAACCTCGATGAAGAAGATCCTAGGCGCTATTGATAAGGCAGACAAGAACCCGGGATCAGCCCTAGCCGCTGGAACTGCATTTATGAAGATACTAGACCCGGGATCAGTTGTAAGAGAGTCTGAGCTTGGCATGGCGCTGAATGCTTCAGGATGGTACGACAGAGCTACTAACATCGCACAAAAGCTTCAATCTGGCACTGTAATGACAAAGTTACAGCAGCAGAACCTCAAGGCAGCGGCAGCAGATTTATTTGAGGAAGCAAAGGCGGCGCAGAGAGAAGTAGACTTGTCTTATACAAAGCGCGCTACTGATTATGGCGCTGACCCTTCTCGCGTTATTGTTGATCGAGGTCAAAATAATACTAAAGAAGGGAAGAAGCTCCCTAAACCTGGTGAATTAGTAGAAGGCTACCGATTCAAAGGCGGAGATCCTGCCGACCCTGCATCATGGGAGAAGCAATAATGGCTAAACCTTGGGAGCAGTATCAAGCAAAAGATCAAGCGGCTACGGATGGCCCTTGGAGTAAGTATGCCGCGCCTAAAATCTCTGAAAAACAAGCATCAGATCAGCAGTCTGCGCTAGGTCGCTTTGGTGCAGGATTGGCGTCACTTGCCGATGCCACTGTAGGCAGCGCCATACCTTTCGCTGTACAGCAAGTTGGGTATGCGGGAAACCGTGCGGCGGGAGATAGCCCAGAAGAAGCGCAAGCGGCGCTTGATCCGCTTATCGAAAGACTGTCATCACCTGTGGGAAAAGCATTTGGGGTTACTGACACCCCAGGATATAAAGAAGAAGGGATGCGGAGATTATTTGGCGATATTGGTCAGACTGTTGGTCGTGGCATATCTTCGGTTGCTGGTGCAACAGGTATCCCAGAACAGGACGTCGGTAGCGTATTTGGATCGGTTATGCCGCTGGCTGGCAGGTATGCCACAAATGCGCTGCGCCCTGTTGTTGGCGCTGCAAATAGCAAGGCTAGACATGCTGTTAATGCCATTACAGAAAGAGGCGCCCCAGTTGTAAATAGTGTTAAAAACGCATTAACGAAAAGAAAAAACGAAAATCAGATGATTGGTCTAGGTGCGGCGTCAGTAGACAAAGCAGCGATAAGGCAATCAACCGCCGAGAGCCTGCCCGTCCCGATTAAGCTTACGCGTGGACAGCTTACAAGAGACCCCGAAGTGCAGCAGTTTGAGATAGAGACAGCAAAGAATTATCCGGAGGGGGCGGGAAAAGAACTTATCAGAAGGCAGTCTGACATAAACAGACAGGTACTAGAAAACTTCGACGCGATGAATTACAAGACGGGGGCTGAACAGTCTGGCCTGCTTAGATCCGTCGGTAAGATAGTCGATAATGCACTGATAAAAGAAAAGGTAGCAGCGCAGAAAGAAGTAAGCATGAAGTACGAGGACGCTCGCGCATCCGGCGAGACTAAAGAGCTTGTATCATACGACCCGCTTATGAAGATGATAGATGAGCAGGGCGTAACGGTAAAAACAAAGCTTGCGCCCGTTTTATCAGCCGTTCAGGAGCAGTTGATTAAAAACGACCCATCAAAAACAGGGAAAGTTTCTATTGATGCTTTGGAAGACATATATCAGATGATCGGAAAAAACTCTGACTTTATGACGCCAAACGGGAAGTATGGCGGCGATATGAAGTCGGTCATAAACAAGATGCAGGATGGCGTAGGCGGGAAGCTGTACAAAGAGGCTAGGGCTGCAAATGCGAGGTATAAAAGCAA